GTTGTATTCAGCCCTAAAAAGCGCCAGTGGGGGACGCAGGATGATTTGACCTGCGCACAGTGGCTCTGGAAAAAAATCATCGCCCTGTACGAGCAGGCTGCCGAATGTGACGGCGAGGTGGTTCGTCCCAAAGAACCGAACTGGACAGCCTGGGCAAACGAAATTCGCCTGATGTGTGTGCAGGATGGTCGTACTCACAAACAAATCTGCGAGATGTACAGCCGCGTCAGCCGCGATCCGTTCTGGTGCCGTAACGTGCTCAGCCCGTCGAAGCTGCGGGAAAAATGGGATGAGCTTTCCCTGCGCTTATCGCCGTCCGTAAGCACGTACACCGAAAAACGCGAAGACCCGTACTTCAAAGCCAGTTACGACAACGTGGACTACAGCCAGATCCCGGCAGGATTCAGGGGGTAATCATGAGTCTTTTGAATGAAGTTCAGAAATTCATTGAAGCCCATCCGGGGTGTACTTCCGGAGACATTGCGGATGCTTTTGCAGGTTACTCACGGCAGCGCGTTCTGCAGTCAGCAAGCAAGTTACGTCAGAGTGGGCGTGTGGCTCACCGTTGTGAAGGGGATACACGCAGACATTTCCCACGCCTGACTGAGAGAGCGCAGGATCCGGAACCACAACCAGTTCGTGAAACCAGACCTGTGCGCAATTTCTATGTCGGCACTAACGATCCCCGTGTGATTTTGTGCCTGACCCGCCAGGCTGAAGAACTGGAGTCCAGGGGCTTATACCGTCGTGCTGCAACGGTGTGGATGGCGGCATTCCGTGAAAGCCACTCCCAGCCAGAACGAAACAATTTTCTGGCACGTCGTGAGCGGTGCTTACGGAAAAGCAGCAAGCGCGCTGCATCGGGTGAAGAGTGGTATCTGTCAGGGAATTTCGTGGGGGCTTAATGAGTAATAAATATTGCCAGGCGCTGGTGGAACTGCGGAACAAACCAGCCCATGAACTGAAGGAAGTGGGCGATCAGTGGCGCACGCCGGACAACATTTTCTGGGGAATTAACACCCTGTTTGGCCCGTTTGTTCTGGATCTGTTCACTGACGGTGATAACGCCAAATGTGCTGCGTATTACACTGCGGAAGACAACGCGCTGGCGCATGACTGGTCTGAACGTCTTGCGGAGCTTAAAGGTGCTGCCTTTGGTAATCCCCCGTACAGCCGCGCCAGTCAGCATGAGGGGCAATACATCACCGGCATGCGTTACATCATGAAACATGCCAGTGCCATGCGTGATAAAGGCGGGCGCTATGTTTTCCTGATCAAAGCTGCCACCAGCGAAGTGTGGTGGCCGGAAGATGCAGATCATATTGCTTTTATTCGCGGGCGTAGTGGTTTTGAACTGCCTGCCTGGTTTATCCCGAAAGACGAAAAGCAGGTGCCAACAGGTGCTTTCTTCGCTGGTGCTATTGCTGTTTTCGACAAGACCTGGAAGGGACCGGCAATCAGCTACATAGGGCGCGATGAACTTGAGGCATGTGGTGAGGCGTTTCTGGCGCAGGTTCGCCAGCAGGCGGAAAAACTGGTCAGGGAGATGGCGGCATGACGACGTTAACTCAATGCCAGCAGCAGGTGCTGGATATGCTGATTTCTTATCAGAAAGAACGTGGCTTCCCGCCAACCAATCAGGAGGTGGCAACCATGCTGGGATACCGTTCGGTGAATGCAGCGGTGGAGCATCTTCGCGCACTGGAGAAAAAAGGCGTCATCACGATAAAGCGTGGCGTGGCCCGGGGGATAACGCTTCATACTGCGATGAAGGACGACGACAGCGAGGCGGTCGGGATTATCCGCGCACTGCTTGCCGGTGAGGAAAACGCAAGGCTGCGTGCAACCCACTGGTTACATGAGAGGGGCCTGAAAGTATGAAGCTAATACTGCCTTTTCCGCCCAGCGTGAACACGTACTGGCGACACCCCAACAAAGGGGCGTTTGCTGGTAAGAGCCTGATAAGCGCGGCGGGGCGAAAATTCCAGAGCGCGGCGTGTGCAGCAATAGTTGAGCAGTTACGTCGTCTGCCGAAACCAACGTCGGCACCTGCTTCAGTGGAGATCGTGTTGTTTCCTCCGGATAACCGGATCCGCGATCTGGACAACTATAACAAGGCGCTGTTTGACGCCCTGACCCACGCGGGTGTGTGGGAAGACGACAGTCAGGTGAAAAGAATGCTGGTGGAGTGGGGACCGGTTATCCCGGAGGGGAAGGTCGAGATCACTATCAGTAAGTACGAAAAAGCGAGTTGCAAATTAGCAACTCGGTAACGGAATTGAGCAACACCCTAAATTTGGGTATTACCTCGTTAAAGATACTGTATTTATGAACAGTGTATCCTTGATAACTATTAAAAATCGCAGTAAGTTCATCCTGCATCAACGAAAAGGGAGTGCAGTCCCGCTCGTGGATAAAAATTTGTGGAGAAACCAATGAATCAGTTGCTTGTAATTGATGGCGTTTCTGTGCGCCAGTACTTCGAATCTAACTACTGTCTTAACGACCTTCAGAAAGCAGCTCTTCTTGCCGCTGGTGAGAATCGCTCCTCCCGTTCGCTGGAAGTTCACGAGTTTATGCGTCGTCCTGAAACGAAGGCTCTTGTGGAATTATTGGAAGAAGAAACTACGGGAGATTCCCGTAGTATTCCTGTCATCACCATTCAGGGGCGCAATGGTGGGACGTATGTCTGTAAAGAGCTGGTCTATGCATATGCAATGTGGATCAGCCCGGCATTCAGCTTAAAAGTGATACGTACTTTTGATGCGCTTCATAATTCATCACCAGAAGAAACCACATCCGACAAAATTAAATCCGGGGTCATTCTGCTTGAATCAGCAGCAAAGACTCTAAATCTGTCAAACTCCTCGAAACTTGGTGCATACCAGAAATTATCAAAGGTAGCTGGTCTTCCTGAACTTATGCCGATCTATGCCATTGATGCACCTGCTGATGCGCCAGATGGTTCAAGCCGCCCTACGCTGTCGCTGAGTGCACTGCTGAAGCAGTATGGTATCCGCCTGACGGCTAATCAGGCATATCACCAGATGGCGAAGCTGGGGATCGTTGAACAACGCGAACGATACAGCCGTACCGCGATTAACAACATCAAAAAATTCTGGTCGCTGACCGCGAAAGGCTGCATGTTCGGCAAGAACATCACCAGTCCTGCAAATCCGCGCGAGACGCAGCCGCATTTCTTCGAATCCCGATTTCCTGAGCTGTTAAAGCTGCTCGATACCGTTCATTGAGGTGACTGTGAGAGCACTACTGACCCCTGAAATTGCCCCGCGTATGGGGATCGTATTGTTCAGGCCAGGTTCAGAGCTGATGCCCCTGTTTATGCAGGGGCGTGTCCTGCTGGAGCCTGAGCCGGAGCGTTATTCATCTTTCGCCAGTGGTGCCGTTCCGGCGGCATCACAACCGCTGGCGGATGATCCTGCCGTTCGGGCCGTGTTCCGCCATGAGGCAGTGATCCGTCGTGCTGGTGGCGTGGAATGTCTTGAAAGCTGGTTACTTCGTGAAAAAGGCTGCCAGTGGCCTCATTCCGGATGGCACAGCGAGAACATGACAACAATGCGACACGCTCCGGGCGCAATCCGTCTGTGCTGGCACTGCGATAACCAGCTGCGCGATCAGTTCACGGAACGGCTGGAATCAATGGCAACGGATAACTGTGCCCGCTGGGTGTTGTCTGTTGTGCGTCGGGATCTCGGTTTTGATGACAGTCATGTTGTGACAATGCCGGAACTGTGCTGGTGGCTGATTCGTAATGATCTGGCGGATGCCTTACCGGAAAGTGCAGCCCGTAAGGCACTGAGATTACCGAAGCCTGTTGTGCCGTCTGTTACCCGGGAAAGTGACCTTGTGCCTTCGGTTCCTGCCACCAGCATCATCCAGGATAAGGCGAAAAAGGTGCTGGCGCTGAAAGTGGATCCGGAGTCGCCGGAGTCTTTTATGTTACGCCCAAAACGTCACCGCTGGGTTAATGAAAAGTACACGCGCTGGGTTAAGACGCAGCCGTGTGCATGTTGTGGAAAGCCTGCTGATGATCCCCACCACCTGATAGGCCACGGTCAGGGGGGAATGGGTACAAAAGCGCATGACCTCTTCGTGCTGCCTTTGTGCAGAAAGCATCACGACGAGCTGCATGCGGATACCGTGGCATTTGAAGAGAAGTATGGCTCCCAGCTGGAGCTGATATTTCGTTTTATCGATCGCGCACTGGCGATTGGTGTGCTGGCCTGATTTTGTGGAGAAAGTTGATGCGTGATATTCAAATGGTTCTTGAACGTTGGGGGGCATGGGTGGCAAATAATCACGAGGATGTGGAATGGTCATCTGTTGCTGCAGGTTTTAAGGGATTAATTCCTTCAAAAGTAAAATCTCGCCCGCAATGTTGTGACGATGACGCGATGATCATTTGCGGGTGCATGGCCCGTCTGAAAAAGAACAACAGCGATTTACACGATTTATTAGTAGATTATTATGTATGTGGTATGACATTCATGTCACTGGCAAGTAAGCATTGCTGCTCGGATGGTTATATCGGGAAAAGGTTACAGAAGGCTGAGGGCATAATTGAAGGGATGTTAATGGCATTAGATATCCGGTTAGATATGGATATCGTTGCTAATAATTCTAATTGATATGCAATTGTTTACTAAAAGTTATTAAAAATGGGGCGTGGAAACGCCCCCAAAATAAAGGGTAATATATAACAGAATGATTATAT